GTCGATGTGCATCCGGGTGAAGGGCATGAACCCGGCCGTGGATCCGGGGGCATGGCGGGACTGCCACGTAGCGGGGGATCTGTCCGGTGCCCGGTCCCGGCTGGCCATGTGTCTGGACGTCGCACCGGACGAGGAACACGCCACCCTGACCGCCGCCGCTGTCGTGGCGGACGGCCGGGTCCGGGTCGCGGTCGTCAAGGCGTGGACGGACATGGCGGCGCTGCGGAAGGAATTGCCGGTCCTGCTACGCGAGCAGCGTCCCCAGGTGTTCGGGTGGCTTCCGTATGGGCCGTCCGCGGCGCTGGCCGCGTTGCTGGCCGAGCGGAAGGGCCGCGTCGGCTGGCCCCCGCCGGGTGTCACGGTGGAGGCGATCCGCTCCGAGGTTCCGGCCGTGTGTATGGGACTGGCTGAGGTGGTCAAGTCCAAGCAGCTGGTGCATGCCAACGACCCGCTGCTCAACGACCATGTCGGGGGCGCGGAACGGCTCAAGCGCGGTGACGCCTGGGTGTTCTCCCGCCGCGGTGAAGGTCACTGCGACGCGGCGTACGCCGCTGCCGGCGCGGTTCACCTGGCACGGACCCTGCCGGCCCCGGTTGGAAAGCCACGGCTTATCGTGGCCAACGATTCGTAGGCTGTAGGCGTCGAACACCTTCGATTACACGGTGTGGCTGTACGATGCGGGCATGCGGTTCTGGGCCAGCCTCCGGAGGATGTTCGCAGGCACGCCACAGCACCAGTTCGGTCCGATCAAGCCGATCGACCAACTCTTCGCTGAGTTGCGGGGACTGGCCGGCAACCCCCGGGTCGGCCGTGACGAGGCGCTCTCGGTCCCCACAGTGCTGCGCGGACGCAACTTGATCTGTAGCGTCGCCACTCTCCCGCTGGTGCAGATCGGCCCCGAGGGCCATTTCGTGCGCAACCCGTTGTTGGAGCAGCTGGATGTGGACGTGGCGAACGTGGTCACCCTCGCGCAGCTGGTGGAGGATCTGCTGTTCGAGGGCATCGGGTGGTTGCAGGTGACCGCCCGCGATTTCGCGGACTTCCCGATCCGGGTGAGGCACCGGGACGTGACGACCGTTTCGCTGCAACCCCCTGGCTCGCCCGACTCCCCCGCGCCGCTGCCCTCCGGTGAAGACCCGCGCGGCGCGCAGGTGTGGGTCGACGGGAAGCCGGTACCGGCCCGGGACATGATTCGGGTCGACTCCCCGAACCCGGCTCTGCTGAAGGTGGGGGGCCGCGCGGTCAAACGCGCGATCCTGCTGGACAAGGCCGCCCGGATGTACGCCGACGATCCCCGGCCGATGGACTACTTCACCCCGTCCGAGGGTGCGGACCCGGTGGACGACGAGGAGATTCAGAGCATCCTCGCGGAGCACCAGGCGGCCCGCCGCAAGCGCGCCACGGCGTACGTGCCCGCCGCGCTCCAGTACCACTCGGTCGACTCCCCGTCCCCGGCGGAGCTGCAACTGGTTGAGCTGCAACGCCAGGCCGGCCTGGACATCGCGAACGCCATCGGGGTCGACCCGGAGGACCTGGGGATCTCCACCACCAGCCGCACGTACTTCAACTCCGTGGACCGGCGGCAGAGCAAGATCAACGACGTGTTGGCCATGTACATGCGCGCGGTCACTGACCGGCTGTCCATGGGTGACGTGACCCGCCGGGGGCACCGTGTCGAGTTCGACCTTCGTGGCTACATGAAGGCCGACCCGCCGACCCGGGTTGCCTACTACCAGGGCATGAAGGCGCTGGGTGCGATCACCGACGAGGAGATCCGGGAGATGGAAGGTCTGCCCCCGCTGGCGAAGGGTGTCGGTACTACCGACACCCCTGATCCGGAAGCTGTGGACGCGTCCCGCCCGGCTGGCCTGACGTTCGACCGTCCGGACCTGACCTTTGTCGACGTGCCAAGCGAGGGGTTCTCCGTCGACCGGGAGTCACGCCGGATCGAGGGCGTGATCCTGCCGTATGGCCAGGTCGGGGTGAAGGGCGGGCAGAAGTTCAACTTCCGCCCGGGCAGCCTGAAGTGGTCGGAGCCGGGCCGGGTGAAGCTGCTCCGCGACCACGATCCGGGTAAGCCGCTGGGTCGCGCTGTCTCGCTGACCGCCACCCGGACCGGGGTGAAGGCGGTCTTCTCCGTCGCCCGGGGCGCGGTAGGGGATGAGGCGCTGTCCCTGGCCGAGGATGGGGTGCTCGACGGGTTCTCCGTCGGCGTGGATTTCGACCAGGCCGCCGACGTGGCAGAGGGCCGCCGCGGTGTCGTGGATGTCCTCCGGACCAGCCTCACCGCGATGCCCACGTTTGACAACGCTCGCGTGACCCGAGTGGCCGCGAGCCTGACGGAAGGAACCGAAGTGCCCGACACCGACATCGAGCCGACCACGGCTCCAGCCGCTCCGGCCCCGGTGCCGGTCACGTTCACCACCGACCAGATGCAGGCACTACTCAGGGGTACTCAGCCAGTGAGTACCCCCGACCCGGAACCGGAGCGCCCGGAGGTGGTCAACCCGACCGGTCGCCCGGTCGCGCTGACCGCGACCTCAGACCCGCCGAGCTACCGGTTCGACCGTCGGGGCATCCTGCTCCCCGGTGCGCACGACTTCGGTGTGGACATCGTGCAAGCCGGCAAGGCCAACAACCCGGAGTCGCCGGAGTACCGCCGGGTGATGGAGTTCGTCCGGCAGCAGTTCGACGTGATCTCCACAGATGTCAACGAGCTGAACCCGACGATCAACCTGCCCCGCTACATCGACCAGCGGGAGTTTCGCTACCCGATCTGGTCAGCGGTCAACAAAGGCACGCCGCCGAACGGGATCCAGGGCTTCACCTGGCCGAAGTTCTCTTCGGCGTCCGGTCTGGTCGGGGCACACACCGAGGGCACCGAGCCGAGCTCGGGCACGTACGTCACGACGTCGCAGACGGTCACCCCGACGGCGGTTTCCGGGAAGGCGAAAATCTCCCGCGAGGTGTGGGACATGGGCGGCACCCCGGGTCTGTCGAACCTCATCTGGACCCGGATACTCCGGGACTGGTACGAGGCGCTGGAAGCCGCGATCGTCACGGAGCTGAACGCGGCGACCCCCACGTCGTTGGGCACTTTCACCGTGGCTGGCGGCACCACGGGTCAGACCCTCGCGTCGGAGATGCGGCGCTACCTCGCAGCGCTGCATTTCGTCCGGGGCGGGTTCCGGTTCGACACCAGCTTCGCGCAGATCGACCTGTACTCGCACCTGGTCGACGCCCGCGACGGGCAGGGCCGCCACCTGTTCCCCGCGATCGGCCCGACGAACGCCGACGGCACCGTGTCCGACCGCTACCAGTCGATCAACATCAACGGCGTGCCGTTCCTACCGACCTGGGCGCTTGCCGCGTCGGGCGTCGTGGCCGCGTCGTCGTACCTGATCGACCGGATGGCCGTGGATGGGTGGGCGTCCACTCCGCAGCGCCTTGACATCACCCAAACCGAAGTCGCAAACGTGTATATCGGACTTTGGGGATACAAAGCGACAGCGATCAACGACATCGCTGGTGTCCGCGAGATCATCTACGACCCGGCCTGATAGGCGCATCTGGCTTGAGGGGACGAACACAATGGCAAAGCAGACCAGCAAGATGGCCCCGGCGGCACTCACGCCGGAACGGGGCGAGGTGCAGGCAGCGAACCCGGTCATGTCGGCCGGGGTCGCCGCGGACATCCACATGTACGGCCACGCTTTCGACCACGAGGGCGGGGCGTGGGTCCGCGACGGCGACCAGTCCACCTACCTGCCGCGCGGGACGTGGCGGATGGACAAGGCCGGCAAGGTCGTCCACTCCGACGGCGAGTGACCGATGCCCTGGAAGCCGGACTACATCACCGCGGTGCAGTTCAAGTCATACGCCCGCGTCGATGACACCGACGACGACGCGGAGGTCGGCTTCGCCGTGACCGCCGGCTCCAGGGCCATCGACAACCACACGAACCGGCAGTTCGGTCTGGTGGCCGCGCCGGAGGAACGCCGGTACACGGCGTGGGCCGACACGGAGCGGGGCAGGTGGGTCGCCAACATTGACGACCTGATGACTGTGACCGGGTTCGTCGTCGTGGTGGATTCGGTCACGGTCACCGAGTACCAGCTGGAGCCGCTCAACGCACTGGCGGAGGGCAGGCCGTACACCCGGATCTCGTTTGATCCCGCTGACGTGTCCCTGACCGGCAAGGCAGGGGAGCTGTACAACACCGGCCAGTGGGGTTGGACGACGGTGCCGGTACCGGTGGTGCAGGCCAACCTGTTGCAGTCCAGCCGGTTCCTGTCTCGCCGCGATTCTCCGCACGGCATCGCTGGCAGCCCGGACACCGGGTCCGAGTTGCGGCTGCTGGCGCGGGTAGACCCGGACGTCGGCGTGTCGCTGCGGGGCTACGTGCGACCGAGGCGGACCGGATGATTCTGACGGATGTGATGGATGCCGTTGCGACCCGACTGGACACCATCGCGGGTCTGCGGGTGTTCGAGTGGCCCCAGGGGTCCGTGACGCCCCCGGCGGCCGTGGTGTCGTACCCGGAGACGTACACCTACGACGAGACGTACGGGCGGGGCATGGACCGGATGACCCTGCCCGTGATCGTGGTGGTGGGCCGGCCGACCGACCGGTCGACCCGCGACAGGCTCGGCGGGTACGTGAACGGGACCGGCGCGGCGTCGGTGAAATCGGTGCTTCAGTCCGGCACGTACACGGCGTTCCACACGGTCCGGGTCGTCGGCGTGGAATTCGATGTCGTCACCATCGGCGGCACCGACTACATGGGCGCTTTGTTTTCGCTGGATATCGCAGGGTCGGGAGCTTGATCATGTTCGTACACGGCATGACCACCTATATCAGCCTGAACGCCGTGGACTTGTCGGCGTTCACCACCACCTCGGAGCTGGGCCGTACCGCCGACTCCCACAACGTGACCACGTACGGCAAGACCAGCCATGTGTTCGCGGGCGGCTTGCTGAACGGCACCGCCAGCATGTCCGGCGTGTACGACAACGGCGCGACCGGGCCGAGGGACACCATCGAACCGCTGATCGGGACCGTGGTGACGCTTATCCGACGTCCGGAGGGCACCGGGTCGGGCAAGCCGCAAGACGAGGTGGACGTGCTGGTGACCGGCTACACGGAGACGAACCCGGTCGCGGACATGGTGACGTGGACGTGCCAGATGCAGTGCTCCGATGACGTGACCAGCACCAACCAGGCGTAGGAGGTCCAGGTGGATAAAACGGTCCTGTTCCAGACCCGGCTACCCGAAGAGGACGTGTCGATCCCTGGCGTCGGCACCGTGCGGGTACGGGCGCTGTCCCGCGCCGAGGTGCTGCTGGTCCGTAAGAGCACCGATGACGAGCACATGGACGGCCCGCGCGCACTGGTGCTTGAGCGGAAGCTGCTCGCCAAGGCACTGGTGGACCCCGCGCTGTCCGAAGCCGAGGTCGGCCACTGGCAGGACGCGGCGACGCCAGGTGAGATCGAGCCGGTCGTCACGGTGGTCCAGCGGCTTTCCGGGCTACTTCAGGAGTCGCCCAAAAGCGGCGTACAAGGAGTTCGAGAGCCAGCCGGATCTTGAGTTCAGCTACTTCTTGGCGCAGAAACTGGGGATGACGGTGGCGGAGCTGGAGGACCGGATGGGTAACGGCGAGTGGACCAGGTGGCAGGTCTACTACGGCCGGAAGGCCCAGCGCGAAGAGTTGGAGATGGCGAAGGCGAGGGCGAAGTGACCGGCGCGATTCGGGTCGACGGGTTGCGGGAGTTCACCCGCAACCTGAAGCGCCTGGACTCCAACTTGCCAAAAATGGTCCGGATCGCGCTCAACGAGGCCGCCGGCCTGGTCGCCGACGACGCCGCACGCCTGGTCCCGCGCAGGTCCGGCCGGGCCGCCCGGTCGTTGCGGGCACGGTCCACCCGCACCGAGGCCAGGGTCACCGGGGGCGGCCCCCGCGCGGTGTATTACCCATTCCTTGATTTCGGGGGGACGGTCGGCCGGGGCAAGCGGGCCGCTGTCGCAGTCGGTCGCGGGCGCAGGAGAACTGCTGATCAGGCTGCGCGTGGAGGGTCAGTCAAACGCCCCTTCTACGCCGATGGCCGGTACCTGTACCCCACCTACTACCGCCATCGGGACAGCGGGCGGTTTCAGGCCGTGTTGTCCACCGCGCTGGTGGATGTGGCACGCCAAGCCGGTATCGGGGTGGACTGAGATGGCCGGTAAGAACCAGGTTGACCTCGTCTTCGCTGGCGACTCCGGTCAGCTGGAGCAGGCGTTCGACCGGGTCGGCGCGGCGTCCGACCGGATGGGCAGCCAGGTGGACGACGCGACCGCGTCGTTTGACCGCAGCGGTGAGGCCGCCGGCCGGGTGGACGACCAGTTCGGTGGCATGGAGTCGGGGTTGCAGGGCACGCAGGACGTGATGTCCGGGCTGTCCGACATCTCCAAGGGCGAGTTGCTGCCCGGCCTGACCGACCTTGCGGGCGGCGTGAGTGGTCTTGCGCTGGGGTTCAAGGACGCGTTGGTCCCGGCGTTGGCCTCGTCGGTGACGTGGCTCAAGGCAACCCGGGTCGGCATCCTCGCGCAGGCCGCCGCCGGCAAGGTGGCCAGCGCGGCTACGAAGGTGTGGACCGGGATCCAGGCGGCGTTCAACTTCGTCATGGCCCTGAACCCCATCGTGCTGGTGACCATCGCCGTCGTCGCCCTGGTCGCCATCATCGTCATCGCGTACAAACGCAGCGACACGTTCCGCAGGATCGTGGACGGCGCATTCCGGGGTGTGCTCCGCGGCGCGAGGGCCATGGTCGGCTGGTTCCGCGCGAATTTTCCACCGCTGGCGCGCGCCCTGGCCGCGCCGTTCGTAGCCGCGTTCCGGGCCATCCGCGCGGCGTGGAACGCGACGGTGGGCGGGCGCGGGTTCACCGTCCCTGACTGGATCCCCGGGCTCGGCGGCAGGAGCTTCACGATCCCGAGGTTCCACCTCGGTGGGATCATGCCAGGGGCACCTGGCACCGAAGGCCTTGCGCTGTTGCAAGCCGGTGAGCGGGTCACCCCGGCGTCCCAGTCCAGTCCGGTGCGCATCACGGTGGAACGTGGTTCGGGGACCAGCACAGACCAGGCTCTCGCGGGCCTGTTCCTTGGATTGATCCGGACCGGCGCGCTGCGCCTGGCCGTCCGGGACAACGCCGTGGTGGTGGCCGGTGGCTGAGCACCTGGTGGCGGTGGAGCTGTACTACTCCGGCGCGTGGCAGACCATCCCCGTGTACGTGCGGGACGGCATCACGATCACCCGGGGCCGCTCCGACGAGTCCACGAACAGCGCACCCACCCTGGCGAGCTTCACCATCGACAACCGCAGCGGCACGTACAACCCGCGCAACCCCACCAGTCCGCTGTACGGGCTGATCGGCCGGAACACCCCCGTGCGGATCACCATGGCCGACCTGACGGACAGCGTCCGGTTCGTGGGGGAGGTCGCGTCATGGCGACCGGAACGCTCCATTGAGCCGGTCAGCGCGACCCGGGGTGACGCCTGGACCCGGGTGGACGCCGCCGGGGTCACCCGCCGTCTGTCCCAGGGCGCGTCGCCGCTGCGGTCCCCGCTGTCGCGGGTGTTGATCCATGACCCGCTGGCGCTGGCGTTCCCGGCCGTAGCACATTGGGCGTGCGAGGAAACCGAACTCACTGACGCCCTGGGGTCATCCGTCCCGGGCGTTCCCAGTCTCCGGGTAACCGGCAGTCCGGCCATGGCCAGCTACTCGCGGTTCGCCGGGGTGAATCCGCTACTGGTGGTAGACACCGGGGTGACCCTGGCCGGTGCGGTCCCGGCGTACACGCAGACCACGAAGATCTCCTTCCACTGGCTGATGCACGCGGTGAACGCGGACCTGCCCGACGAGACGGTGCTGTTCCGGTTCCGGACGTCCGGAACGTTGCAGCGCTGGGACATCGCGTGGGGCGCGGGCGGATCCCTGAAACTCCGGGCGTACGACCCGGACGGTGGCCTGGTGCTCGGCCCGGTGGTGGGTGCGTACGGCTTCAACGCCGGTCACGACGCCGATCACTACATGGTGCTCAACCTCCACCGCAACGGGTCGAACGTCGACTACGTCTTCCACTTCCACGAGATCCTGCCCGGCGCTACAACCGGGCCGGGCGGGTACGTGTACAGCGGCACCGCGGCAGGGCAGAGCGTCGGCAAGGCCCTGGCCGTCCAGGTCGCCCCGAACCGGGATGTGAAGAGTCTGGCGTTCGGGCACCTGATCGTCAGCGACGACGCGACCGACGCCACGCTCGCCCCGTCGTTCCTGACCCTCGCGGTGCGTAACGGCGTGATCGGGTGGAACGGGGAACGCGCGGGGGCGCGCACCGAACGCCTCGCGGACGAGGAGAGCCTGGCCTACTCATCTCAGGGCGACCTGGACGACACCGAGCCGCTGGGCCGGCAGCGTGGTGACACCCTGTCCGCGATCCTCGCCGAGGTTGAAGCCACCGACCTGGGTTTCGTCACGGACTCCCGATCCGCCCTCGGCATCTTCCACCGGACCCGGGAGTCCCTCTACAACCAGTCCCCGGCGCTGACGCTGAACCACGCGGCCACCGAGGTAGCCCCGCCGTTCAACCCGGCGCTGGACGACCAGGCGACCCGCAACGACGTCACGGCCACCAGGCGCGACGGCGGGTCCCGGCGGGTGATCCAGGAAACCGGGCCCCTGTCGGTTCAGGCACCCCCGGACGGCGTCGGCCGGTACGACACGTCCGTGTCGGTGTCGGTGGCGCACGAGCCCCAGCTGGTCCACCACGCCGGGTGGCGGCTGCACCTGGGCACCAACGGGGACATCCGGTCGCCCCAGGTGACTGTGGACCTGGACGCGTTTCCCGCACTGGCCGACGCCACGTCCCAGGTGGACATCGGAGATCGCATCCTCATCACGAACCTGCCGGCCGAGCTGTCCCCCGACGACATCTCGCTGATCGTGCAGGGCTACACCGAGACGATCGGGTCGCACCGCCACCTCATCACGTTCAACTGCACCCCGGAGCGTGCCTGGATTGTGGGCGTGTTCCTGGCAACCGGTGGCAGCGGGGACCCGGACGCGCCGGTCCGGTACTCCCCGCTGGACTCCCGCACCGCGTCATCCTTCGTCGCGGGCACCGGGACCTCCCTCGTGGTGGAGGACGCGGCGCTCGCGGACAAGGACCTGTGGTCCACCACCGCGGGCACTCCGTTTGACGTGCTGGTGGCCGGGGTCCGGTTGCGGGTGACCGCAGTCGGGGCGCTGTCCGCAGGCACGCAGACGCTGACGGTGCAGCAGACCCCGATCAACGGGGTCGTCAAGACCATCCCGGCTGGTTCCCAGGTCCAGTTGTGGCAGCCGGCCGTGTGCGCGCTGGGAGGGCTGTAGCGATGGCGTCAGCAGGGGACTACGTGTACGCCGCGAAAGAGGCCGGGCTGCTGGTCGCGTACCTGAAGCGCGACGTCAGCGCGCAGAGCTTCACCGACTCGACGGAAGCGGCCGTGTCGTGGCAGACGGCCGTCATCGACCGTCAGGGCGGCTGGAACTCCGGAGTGAACCCCACCCGGTACACGCCCACCATCGCGGGCTGGTACGTGGTCCGCGGCTCGGTGAACTACGTCGGCAACGCCACGGGTAGCCGCCGGGCGAGGTGGAACTTCAATGGGACGGCAGACGTGTTCCAGCAGTACGGGAACCTGCCGACGTTCACGTTCCAGGCGCAGGCCCCCGCCGTTCCGTTCCTGTTCAACGGCAGCACCGACTACATCGAGCTCGTGGGTTACCAGTCCAGTGGTGGCGCGCTGTCCACCACCACGGGCAGCAGCTCATCCTTCTTCTGGCTCTCGTACCACGGTGCGGCGTAACCACTACGCTGTCCCGTGTGGAGTGGATCTACGCCGACGGCAAGGTGATTGGCAGTGTCGAGTACGACGGCCGGCATGATCACTTCCGCGCGTCGTCCATCCACCAGGTGCGACCGCTGGTGTTCTACACCGAGTCCAGGGCGCGGCAGTGGATCCGGCAGTTGCACGCCGAAGAGACCGCCAGCTGACCGTCACGCTCCGAAGTACCCACGATCTGGGTACCCTTCTCGTACACGCAGGTCGTAGGAAATTCTGGCTCTAGCCAGAATTTCCTAGAGCCGTTGCCCCTCGCGCGCGCGGGCCGCACAAATGCTGGCGAGACTCGGGGGGTGATGCGCGGATTTACAATCCCTTGTAGATTCGCGCGCGGGCCGTACGCCTTCGGTGCGGCGTTTGTCGGCA